CTGGCTATGTGTTTACTTGACGACGAAAATGGTAACATTGTGAGGGAGTGGGACGTTTCCGGTGTTCCACCCGAACACAAAGATGGAGTCTATGTCTCTTTATGTAAACACTTAGATGAGAGACCATGGGTCCTCGGAGCTGAAACTATTCTCATCGAGAAGCAACCTGATCGTAATAAGAAGATGATATCTGTTATGCACTTCTTACATGCCTATTTTATCATTAAATGCCCTCAAGCAGAGACGATACTATACGACGCTCGTCATAAGATCCCGGATGTCGCGGGACCTGGTAAGGCACAATACAATAAGAGAAAGAAGGTTTCCATAGAGAGATGTGAAGCCTTTATAAGGAGTGGACCCACTAATGCACATTGGTTAGATACCTTTCTCAAATCAAAGAAGAAAGATGACTTAGCTGATACAGTAATGCAAGCTCTCTCATTTGTGAATAGGGTTGAGGTAAAAAGTACAAAGAAACCCAAAAAGACTACAAAGTTAGTCGCTCGCAAACCCAACGAGAATCAAAAAAGGACAAAGTATTCCAAGTCAAACTTGGCATGGATTTATATTAATAAACCTGATTGTGAAGTCCTTGAGAACAACAAAAGGTTTATGAAGGATCTTAAGAGATACTACAGAGACATAGGCGATTTAGTGAAGGAAATTAACATAAAATAATTTATACACAATTCTATAAACGATCTTGTCAAAAAATATAATTAAACATGAATGGTACAGTGTATTTATATTCACATTTAACTTCATTTCCACAGTGTGCATATGACCAATGCGCGGGTGAAAGCATTAATTTTCCAACTTCTGGTCTAATTTTACGCCCCCCATTGAGAAACTCTGTGCAACCACCTTCATCTTCATTCAGTGTGTTCAAATACAGTAATCCAAAAAGAAAGGAACCCGGCGTACTATCATAATGCCATCCGTATTTTACACCTCTTGATTGTCTCTGCATAGTAAAACCATTATCTACTAAACCTGTCTTCGTCATAGGTGACAAGAGGCCTTCAAATGTACGAAGTGCTTGTTTATTTTCCTTATGATCAGGACCCGGATATTCATCGTTCAGATATTTAGTATAGATTTCAACTCCCATTCCTATATATTTTGATAATGTCTTGTCTATATCATCCCAAATTTTACCAGTGGGTGTGGATAAATCACAACCGCTAATATTTATTTCTACAGAATCTTTTAGGGATTTGTCTGTTATTATTTTACCATGATATTTCATCTGACCAATGTAACGATTATTTGAATCTCGTTCAAATGTATGTATCACGTGTTTGCAAAATGATTCGGGTACGAGATTGGGAAGTTCCATAATTAAATCGTTATGCTTTTTCATCTATTAAAATTATTACTACTGCCTTTAACCGGGTTAAGGAATTGAGGGGAACTAAAAATATAACCATAATGCAGAAAAATGTATTGGATCATGGATTTGTTCGCCTCGTTGACTACATGCCGAGACAAGATTTGGACTCGTCAATCGTACAAGCTGCCCGAGTCTCCTACGGAGATGGGACAAAAACATCGCGTGGAGACAGGGGTCTCATCCGCTATCTCCTCCGACATTGGCATACAACACCCTTCGAAATGGTCGAGTTTAAGTTCCATATCAAAATGCCAATATACATCGCACGACAACATATGCGTCACCGCACCTCCAGCATTAACGAAATGTCAGCGCGATATTCTATAGTTCCAAAGGAGTATTATGAACCTGATACCCTACGTGGACAATCTAAGGTGAATCACCAAGGTTCAGAGGGTGTTGTTGAAGTTGGAGATGAATTGGGTACAAAGGTGACCCAACATCTCAGTCATTCTTTTGATGTATACGAGGAACTATTAGAGAACGGATGTTGTAGAGAGCAGGCTCGTGGGAATCTTCCACAATCTACATACACTGAGTTCTATTGGAAAATCAATCTTCATAATTTAATGCACTATCTTCGGCTTCGTATGGAACCCGGTGCTCAAAAGGAGATTAGGGACTATGCAAATGCCATCTATGAACTTATAAACCCCCTTGTACCTATATCAATGGAGGCGTTCAAAGACTTTAGGTTAAATGCTATGCAACTCACGGGTCCAGAGATTGAGGCTATAGCAACTGGTAAGGTCATTGATAGCCCGGGTGAGAGAAGGGAGTTTGAGGAGAAGTTGAAGCGTTTGAGAATACAGACGAACTCATAAACCCTTGATTTTGTAAAATGTTCGTGCTTTTTTATTTACCATTTCTATAAATTGGTCGTTCCTGTTTGTAGTGTCCCCGTATAATCCAGATGGCCAATTCCCTTCGAGGACATAAACATCAGGAAATGAGGGATCCTTGTCTTCACAATCCACCATAAAGTCCCAACCAATTGAAAAGCAGAAGTTAAAATCACGTTTGTGGAGTTTACAAAGTTTATGTATAACGTCTTCAATTTCAGGAATAGTGTCATGTTCATTTACAGTCACTTTACCTTTACCACTAACATTTGATGTGATTGTTTCATTATTCTTAAACTCATACCTGGCGAGAACATCACCGTCGTATGTCGTAACAACGCGATACGATCGTGCACCATCATAGCCACAACTACCAATTTTATCTTGAATAAGACGGTTTTTTTCAGTTGGTTTTACATCCCTACCCTTGATTATTTCAATCCCGTTCCCAGATGTCCCGAACTCTGGTTTAGATATATAATCTCTATCTGGGTCAATGTCTTCATATTCTTTGTAGGGGTTTGTAGTTGCATTCAATTTGGGGACGCTAATACCATGTTTTGGTAAATACTCATTCCAGAACACTTTACTTTGTAACTGCTCCTGTACTTTAGCATATGGTTTAGTGAAACAATACGCATTATATAATTGACCACTGGAAACTTTGGTAAGTTTGTTTTTATCAAAGTAGAAGGGTACTTTAAGATAGTTAGATACACCCGGGTTATGTTGAACCGAATGATGAGTTATAGTCCACCAGTCTATATCTTGTAATACTGTATATAACATCTTCTTTTCCAAGCTATTTGTGTTTATCGCAAACAATGTACTGTATAACAGTACAAACACAAATATTATATGACCTGGGTTCATACTTTATATATAGAATTATTAAAAACAACTTAAAAATTAAATGTCATTACAATACAACAAGAAGACAATGTTCGCAATCGCTACATCCCCCACATGGTTTGCCAAAACAGATGATTTTAAGAAAATTGGAAAGAAGATCCAAAAACAGAGAAATTCCGAGGTGGAGAGAATTAAGGATAAAATTGGTGACATCGCACGTGATGAACAGAGGCGTGTTAAGGAATATTTCAAGGAACATCAGGATATCATCAAGAAAAACAAAGATGAGAAAACTAAGACGAAAAAAAAGAGTAACGCTAAAAAGATCGATCTTTACGAAAAGTAATCCATATAGCAACTCCCACGAGTATAGCAGCAAGTGGTGTCCCATTGAATCTTTCGGCTAATAAAGCACATATTACACTGTATTGAACAACACGTATCTCCTGCCTTGTTTTAATCATAGACCTTTTCATAGCTGCTCTCGATCTCTCAAGACCGAGAACAGTTGAATTTATTTTTCCAATCTTTGAGGGAATACCCATGGTATTCTTTATACTTTCAGATATATCGATAGACTCTAAAAATTGTTCTTGAATCATTGGTTCCAGGTACGTAAAGTAATCAAAGTCTGGATCCAACTGTAAACATATTCCTTCAATCAAGGAAAACGACTTTGCTAAATATACAAAACTTGTTGGTACAACAAATGGTTTTTCCATCGCGAGTTCGGCTGCTAACTCATCGTTCATTATGGCACCACCGTCAAGATTTTCCAGATACCCTAATATTGTTTCGAAAAATACTTCAATATCACTTATATCTGAAGATGTTGGTACAATGACACCCAACCTAATTAATATTTGAACACACCCTTTCGTATCTCGTTGTATAATACACCCAAATAAGTCTGCGAAACCCTGTTTCAAATCATCGTCCAACTCTATCAATAAACCAAAATCATAAAACACCAATTTCCCATCTTTGGAAATAGCCAGGTTACCTGGATGTGGATCACCGTGAAATAATCCACTGTCCATCGTTTGAATCACATAAGAATTCACCAAAGCTTCACATACTTTTTTCTTATTGATGTTCTTAATTTGGATATCCGTAATTTTATCCGCCTCTACATACTCCATGACAATCATATCATCGGTACAGTACTTCTTATACACATACGGAACCTTTATCCAATCAACACCCTTCAAACTTTTTCTAAACTTAATCGCGTTTTCAACTTCTTGTCTATAGTTAGCTTCACCAAGAAGATATTCGATTGAATCGTTTAGAACAAAATTGGAACTCGAACCTGTATCTATGCCGATAGACTGAATAAAATCCAATATTTTCTTGACGTTTTCTGTATCAGTCTGCATGATATCGTAAATCCCGGGTCTTTTTAATTTTACAACAACCTTTTTACCATTATTTAAGGTGGCTTTATGGACCTGTCCTATACTCGCAGACTTGAACGGAACCTCATCAAACTCTTTGAATATATCCTTATTTACAACATCTTTTACAAGACTAAAATCAAATGGTGGTACATTATCTTGAAGAGATTCGAGTTCTTTGGTAAACTCTGGTGGATACAGATCTCCCCTCGTAGATGCTATTTGCCCTAATTTTACAAATGTTGGTCCAAGCTCTAGAAGTTCACCTTTTGTCCATCGTCCAAGTTCAGCTTTATCATCCGTAAAGCGCTCTTTAAATAGATATTTCGCGGCAAATTTCCATGTCTTTACCTTCTGATTTGGCGCCAACTTGACAGGTGGCACTTTCATATTGGCTATACACAACATATCCTGTATTATATTCAGAACTTTTTTTTAAACTATGAAATTTTATTCTTATGTTACATTAATGAAATCCTTGTCATCTTTTCTTGGACCACTCAGTAATACAACTGAGAAGACTATAAAAAGTCAACCAATCATTTTTACACTTATCATTTTGTATCAAGGTTTATTTTCGGGTAATGCCATAAGGATTCCACAAAATCTTAGATCCCTCTTTAACAGTAAAATTTTCCGATTTATGTCACTTATGCTCATTGCGTTTAGTGCCACACAGGATATAGAACTTGCTCTCATATCAACCATAATATTCCTCAGTGTTATGTATGCCATCAAGACACCAGAGGAACGTAAGACCCAAGGATTTATTTAAAATATTGTGTAATTATAAATCATGACGAAACTTATAAAAGCTGCCAGTCTCAACTTTGTGGCTATATTGCTCTTCACTCTCATCTATTTTACCCTCTCCAAGGCGGAGGATGAACAATTCAATGGATTAGATAAGAAGTCAAGTTTTTTTGATCACTTGTACTTTGCCTTTACTGTTCAATCAACTGTGGGCTTTGGTGACATATATCCTATCAGCGCCATAGCTAAGACTGTAGTTATGATTCAACAAACTCTACTCGTCTTGGGTCTTCTCGATCTTCTTGCAGAGGCGGCTCCAGTAGCCGTGAAAAATGTTCGCACCAGCGTGCCCACCGCGGTGACAAAGATGATGTAAAAATATATTAGTTTAAATTAGAATGAAAGTTCATATCGTTGGTGCAGGACCCACAGGTATGTCACTTGCGTGGGAGATACTCAGGTCGGGTGATCATGAAATAACAATTTATGATAGAAAGACTTCCGCGGGAGGATCATGGTGGGAACCTACAGAAGAAATTAGAGATCTTCATGCACATCGCATAGTTTTTGATAAAGCATTTGTTAATACCCAAAGTCTGTTCAATGATATGGGTATCAATTGGGATGATATTTTTGAACCCAGCCACCAACGTCGCCGCGCCTACGGTTACGTCTTACGGTCATTGTCACTAAAAGATTATGGAACTCTAACATCTTTAGCTGCACGTGTACTTACTAAACCCAAGAAGTACAGGGGTATATCTCTCAAAGACGCTTTGGGTCCACTGAGTGATGGTGGACGAAAGATAGTAGAGCACCTCCCCCTCATAATGGACGGTGTAACTTGGGATGTAATGTCTGCGTGGGAGTTTGTCAAGAGTTTTGACCATGTAGCACTCTCCAAGCAGTATACACAAAAGGTGTCCGGGAAGGTCATGTGTGATGCAATGCAACAAGCTCTTGAAGATGTTGGTGTGGAGTTTGAGTTTGAGAAGGAACTTGTAAACGTTGACTACATGGAGGATGGTTATACAGCTGATTTCGCAGATAGAACTAAAATTGGAGATGGAATGTTATTTTTATGTTTAGATAACAGTCCAGCATTTAAGTTACTTGGTGACAATTGGGGTCCGGATGCAGAAAAGAAGGTTCGTGATAGTACCTATGGTGCCATAAACATCTTATTTGATTTTGATCAACCAGTTGAACTTAAGACCGATCTTGAAATCGTCACAAATACAAAGCTAAAACTTCAACCAGTTGTTTTGTCGGATGATAAAACTATATCATGTGTTATTTGTAATTTGACCGAAGATATTCTAACCATGCCACCAGAGGAACTGAGAACTTTAGTTTTGGGTGAATTAGATGTACCCCTACCAAGAGAAATACGTTTTGGTTGGGGTTCTGAATGGGATGGAAAGAGATGGCAGTTTTCACAATCTTCGGGGGTTCTGAGCCTTTATGGGCAACTTCCGTTCTTTGGTGAATGTCCAAATGTAGCCATGTGTGGTATGATGTCCCCTCGTAATACACCCTATTCCAGTATTGAAGCCTCTGTAGAGGTTTCTAGGGCACTCAGTCACAAATGCTTTGGAACCCGTGAGCCTATGAACCCACTTCTCCTCACACAAGTTGTCTCAGTGACAATTTTAGTACTTATAGTTTTAATTCTCATTTATCGTAACAGAAACATATGAAGTTTCTTGCGAAGGTATACTGTCCCATGTATGATCATAACGATAAGAAATACATACGTTTGATCATTCCTGAAAATTGCGCAGACTACGTAAAACGTACACAACTTAACAAAGCTTTTTTAATAAAAAATAGTCACGTGGATAATCCATTAGATGGCAGAGTTCTTACTGTAAAAGTTCCT